CTCTTCGGGTTTCTACGAGTACGACTTGACCAAGGCTACGTCATCTTTGACTGAAACCTTAAACGCAAGCATTGAGAACGGCTCGATTTACTACACCCCTGAGGTTACCTTTACCATCAACAAACTGCAAGTTGCAGTCCGCAACGAACTCCGCCTGCTTGCTCGCAACCGCTTGCTGGTCATCGTCCAAGACAACAACAACCGCTATTGGGTGTTGGGTGCTGCTAACGGCCTTGAGGCAACTGCTGGAACCGCTGGAACTGGTACTGCCTTTGGGGACCGCAGCGGATACGAATTGACCTTGACCGGGATGGAGCCTGACCCGATGTTTCTAATCGCATCAACAGTCTTTACACCATCGACTACGCAGATACTCGGTTCGTAGTATCTTCGCATCAGGTTTTCATCATCTGAGGTTTGAGAGGGGCAGTCAGCAATGGCTGCCCTTCTTATTTTTACGGCCATGAAGATTTGCATCGTTTACAACGCCCATCCAACCGGGTGCAGTTTCTATCGCCTCGAAATGCCGAACGCTTACCTTGGCGACAATTACCCGGAGTTTGACTATGTGTGCGTGGAGAACATCACGACCATCAGCGACGAGGGGCTTCGTTCGATAGATCTGTTCCTGTTCAGCCGGCTTTGGTGTCAAGGCTCGATGGAGCAAGTCGAAAATGTTTACAAAGCCCTGACCCAATACGGAGCGAAAGTCATCCTTGACTTGGACGATTATTGGGTCCTTGAATCGGGCCACATCATGTATCGGCACTATCACGAGTCCAAACTCGCAGACGTTATCCGTAAGCACATTAAATTGGCTGACTGGGTAACTTGTACCACCGAGCATCTTGCGTCCCGTATACGGCCTCTAAATGCGAATGTGAGCATTCTACAAAACGAGCCATACGAAGCCTACCAGCAGTTCATTCCGAATCCCAAAGAGGAACCCGACAAGCACCTCGTCAAGTTCGGCTGGTTCGGAGGGGCGCAGCATGGCGAGGACATGGAACTGCTCCGTGAGGGGATGCAGAAACTACGCTGGGACGCAAACTTGGATGGCAAGTACAGGCTCTATCTCGGAGGGTGGAACGACAACAATCCCGTTTATGAAGGCTACGAAAAGATAATCAGCGACCAAGGTAACAACCCGAACTACGGACGCATTCAGGCTGCTGACATCTACTCGTACGTCGGTGGCTACAACTTCGTGAACGTTACCCTTGCACCGCTCCGAGATACCAAGTTTAACAAACTCAAGTCCGAGTTGAAGGTGGTCGAGGCAGGGTGGATGAACAAGGCGATCATCGCAAGCGAAACCATCCCCTACACCGACGTAATCAGGCACGGGGAGAACGGGTTCTTGGTCCCCTACAACAAGCCCAAGGACTGGTACAAGTACATCAAGCAGTTAATCCTTGACCCCGACCTGCGGAAAGGCTTGGCTAACAACCTCACGAGGGACATCAAAAAGCAGTTCAACGTGGTTGAAACCGCCAAGAAGCGGGCCGAACTATACAGGCAGATTGGGCGCAAATTGTGAAATTCGGGGGCATCGCACATTTACAAGCAGATGCTTTACATTAGCCCTGACACGACCAACACGATAACGGTTACTTGGACCGAGCGAGCCAGCACGGGGAACCGCTACATCTTGCGCCTCACGAGCATTGCCAAGAACACCACGACCGATTTCACCCTGCTGAAATCCGCAAACCTTTCTTCCTACACCAACCGCTATGACCAATTTTCGCTTGCCGTGGGGTCGCTTGAAACAGGCTCGTATAAGTATGAAGTTTACGATACCAATAGCACGGTTGCCGCTGCTTTGGCGGTCGTTGAAACGGGCTTGGCATTTATACAAACCGCAACGATAGGCTTCAACACCTACTCAAACACAATCACTTACAACGTCTATCCCGGGGGCATATTCGACCCAACTTTTGACCAAACCTTTAACTAATGAGCGTACAAACACGAAGCCAACTCCAAGCGAGTGCATTAACCATCACCAACGAAACCGCTGCCGGGGCGAACACCGCATCCCGTGTAGGAGGTCTATTCGACGACCTTGCAGACACCGCAACGCTTGACCGGGAACGGGGTTTTGCAAACCTTTACCTCGATACCGATACGGCTTTCACCCCGACGCAGGGGCAAAGGGTCAAGTTGACAAGTGCGATGAAATTAGGCGTTTTGTCAACCTACAATTTCACAAGGACCACCACCGCCATCACCTACACAGGCACAACAGGGGCGACCCTTCGCATCGCTGTATCCATGGTCCTTGCGCAGCAGGGCAACAACCGCCAAATCAAAGTCTACATCGCCAAGAACGGCACAACGATTGACCAGTCAATGACCGAGATTACAATAAGCCACTCAGACGGCCATGCGATTTACACGGAGGCATACGTTACGGGTGCGGTCAACGATGAATTTACCATCTACGTCAACGCAATCGATAGCGGTGAAAGTATCGCGATTTCAGCCCTTTCATTCACCGTTCATACCCTATGAGCAAGTCGACGCAACACTTCACCCAATGGCTGGGGATTGAGCATAAGGTCCCAGTCATGCTGGAGAACCGCTCCGGCAAGTACATCACCTACGGCTTTGCGAACGAATACCCTTACTACCTGCTTGACAACTATCGCAGGAGCAGCAAGCACAACGCTATCGTGAATGGGAAAGTGAATTACATCATGGGCGGAGGCTGGCAGGCAGGGGATGACTTGACCGTAGAGCAGCAGGCCCGGTTCATCAAGTTCTTCGACGGAATGTCAAGCACAGAGGACCTCAACGACATCACCGAGAAATTGGTCTTGGACTTGGAGTTATTCAACGGATTTGCGGTTGCGGTTACTTGGTCCAAACTTGGCACGATTGCGAAGATGGAGCACGTCCCGTTCGAGAAAATCCGTGTTGACAAAGAGGACAAGATGTTCCAAGTCGCTGACTGGTACAACGACGATATGATGCAGTTGTTCCCCAAGGTCGGGGACATCGAGAAGATTCCCGCATTCGACCCGGAGAATCGCCTCGGTAAGCAGTTGTTCTACTATCGTGTTTACGCAGCAGGCGTGAAGCACTACCCGCTACCCGAATACATCGGTGGCAACGCATGGATTGAGGCAGACGTGCAAGTGGCTAACTTCCACAACAACAACCTTCGCAACAACTTTTGGGGGGGTTACTTGATAAACTTCAACAACGGAATCCCAACCCCCGAAGAGCAGGGCGACATCGAAAGGCAAATCAAGCGTAAGTTTTCAGGCACCGACAACGCTGGTCGCTTTGTTGTAACCTTCAACGACGATGCAGCCAAGGCCCCGACGCTTGAACCGCTCACACCGAGCGACATGGATAAGCAGTTCGAGATATTGAACAAAGCCATCCAACAAGAAATCTTTATCGCACACCGTGTAACCAACCCCATGCTATTCGGAGTCAAGACCGAAGGCCAATTAGGTGGTCGCAACGAATTGGTCGAGGCTTACGAACTATTCAAGGCGACCTACGTCAACGACCGGGTCCGCAAGGTGGAGCGGATGATTAACTACCTCGGCTCCTTCAATGGCGTGGAAGGGATGGAACTTATCCCCGTTGAGCCTATCACGGAGCGACTAAGCGAGCAAGCCCTGTTGCAGATTATGACCCAAGACGAATTGAGGGAAAAAGCAGGTCTGCAACCTTTGGAGAAACCTGCCGACGTGGTTGGACCTAACCCCCAACCCGACGAGCAACCGCAAGCCGTGGAAGCTTTGCAGAGCAACGACAACATCAAGAAGTTGTCAGGCCGTGAGTACCAAAACCTGATGCGAATCGTCAGGCAGTATATGCAAGAGAAAATCACCCTTGAAATGGCACGGACCATGTTGTCAGCAGGCTTTGGGCTGTCAGCCCAAGAGATTGACACGATGCTCGGAGTGCAGGCCCAAGAGTTCAGCGAACCGACTTGGGGCGAAGAGGACGACGAAGACTACGGATGGGGCGATGAAGAGTTTAAGGTCTTGGAGGTCGTTGCCTCTAAGTTTGGATGCCATGCAGACGACTACCACGTCATGCACTCAAAGCCGATGCGGTTCGATGCCAACATCGACGAAAACATCCGATTGGCTTTTGCCGAACTGGGCGAAGAAGAAGTCGAACTGGACAAGAAGATTGAAGCTTACCGCAAGAAGAATCGGGACGCAAGCGTTGAAGAAATGGCAAAGGAATTTGGGGTCAGCAAGGCCAAGGTCGCCAAGCGAGTCGCTTACCTAATCACCAAGGACCGCTACCCAATCAGCAGGGCGGTGGACAAGATTGCCGAGCAGAACCTTCCAAAGAACGTGAAGGAAGTTGCAGAGCCAGTCTTGGAGGTCCGCTACAAATACGCATGGGCCACAGGGTTCAGCAACAAGGACAAAGGTTCCAGCCGTGAGTTCTGCAAGGTCATGCTGGACTTGGCAGGGCAAGGCAAGGTTTACACGAGGGACGACATCGACGGAATTTCTGCAATCATGGGCTACTCCGTTTGGAATCGCAGAGGCGGTTGGTATCACACACCGAGCGGAGTGAATCGCCCCCAATGCAGGCACGTATGGGAGCAGCAGTTGGTAATCCGCAAAGGCAATAAAATCAGCAAGGCATGAAGGCACTATTCATAAGCGAAGAAACGCTGCTTGACAATAGCATCATCAACGAGAACGTCAGTTACACGCAAATCCGTCCAACGGTTGTCAAGGTCCAAGAGATGCGGATTCAGCCCATCGTTGGCTCTCCGTTGTACGGGGAATTGGTTACGCAGGTCGTCAGCGGTTCAACGTCTGCACTCAACCAAACGCTGCTGGAAGATTACATCCAGCCTGCTATGATTCAATGGCTCTACTACGAGTTGCCGATGGTCTTGGCGTTCAAGTACATGAACAAGGGCATGGTCCGCAGAACGAGCGAAGAAAGTTCCCAAATGAGCATGGAGGAAATCACAAGGCTGACCGACAAAGTGAAGAACGATGCCGAGTGGTATTCCGAGCGAATTACCCGGTACCTGATGGAGAACCGCAACTCCTATCCCTTGTGGAACTCGCCTCCATCGGCCCTTGACACCATCTACCCGAACGCTACCAACTATCGCACTGGGATGGTCTTAGACCGCAACCGAAGAATGGGAATCAGCAACCTTGACTACCCCTACCCCTACGGTCAATTCGGGGCTTGTAACGACTGCTGACGATGGGAGCGCACAAGAAGAACATACTGAAATTACAAAACTATGTCTTGGATAAAAATCAAGCAAGCCCTGCTGGGCCTTGCAAATGCTCATCCTCAGGTCAACTCTTTCGGGACGGGCGACCCGCTTGCAATCGGCACGGACAACACAATCAACCTTCGAACCCCAAGCCGTGAGCGTATCGTCTATCCGCTTGTTTTTGCGGATGTTCAGTCTGCGAATACTGACGCTGGTACTTTGGACTTGGTGGTTGGGGTTTACTTTTCTGACCGTGTTGAATCCATTAAGCCGATGGGCGGAGTACTTTCGGGGAGCCCTACGCTGGGTTGGCAGGATAACGAGGACGAGGTCCTAAGCGACCAGTTACAAATCGCACAGGACTTCATATCATCGCTTACAAACGACCCGAACGAGGACTGGACCCTCTCGTCCAGCGTAAGCCTAACGAGGTTCGTAGAGAGCCGGGACGACCGCACGGCTGGATGGCAGGCGACGATGACTTTTGAAATCCCTTACGGCCATTCGGTTTGTGAAATTCCAGTCTAATCTACATTTACAATTAAACGCTAAAAAATGCCTACACCCATATTGCAACAAATGCTCGGCCAAGGTGGTACGATGGAGTTCATTGATGGAAACGTTACCGGCAAAAACTACGACTTCTTGGTAGTCAACACCGCTGCGACCTTTACAACCCTGACCGGAACTGGAAGCGAGAACCTGCTAACCGCTTACAACTTTAGTGGCAAATCGCTATCCGCTGGCATCGTGATAAGCGGTCGCAATGGCGGTAAGATTACGGCCGTTAACCCAAGCGTCGGCTCGGTCATCGGATTTACATTCCTGTAAGCGATGTTCATCGGCTACGGCTACGGCTATCCAACAAACCAACTGCTTGGCGGTGGCAATCCGTTTTGGCTTGCCTTCAACCAACGTGCAGATGCTGACGGGGCTTTACCTGCGGAGGCTGCGGTCAATGGATGCCTCCAAACCCGATTCCTCAACTCCTTCCAATCATACGCTTTCTTCGTCTTTTATTCCAACTCTTGGCTGCCGTTTATGCAACGGGCGAATACCGACTTGGCTGACGCTGCGGAAGTTCGTTTCATCAACTGCCTCGAAGTGCGAATGTATAATCTCCTAAACGCATAGCAGATGCCTGCAAGCCCATCATTACTCATTGTCCCTGCTCGTTTTAAGACGGGGAAACTTTACACCCCACTCGCTACGACTTCGGCTGGCGTTGTCTTGGCAAGTTCGGGGGACTTCAACGTTACCCGTGCAACTACTGCGACCC